CCCGGGTTGGTGATGGTCACGCCGATCACAGCCCCGCCATCGACAACAGCGGTGGCCGTCGCACCGGTCCCGCCACCGCCGGTCAAGGCGACAGTCGGCGCGCTCGTGTAGCCGGTGCCGCCGGCGGTGACGTTGATGCTGTCGATAGAATTGGCCGCGGCGAAGGTGGGCGCGATGTCCACGCCATCCGACCAGCCGATGGCCCACTGAATCAGCTCATCCGATGCAGCCTCGCCCAGCTCCCACATCAGGTAGTGGCTTTCGTTGCGGGGGTCGGCGTTGATAGTCACCGATGCCTGCCCGGGCGTGCGCAAGCCCTTCTTGTAGGTGCGGCTGTTGGTTTCGGACAGGCAGGTGTCTTCGATCTGGTCCGCCGGGTTGGCGCCGGGGTTGAAGTTGGTGATGCACTCGATCTCGCGGACCTGGCCGTTGATCAAGCCATACAGCTGGGTGCCTTGCGTCAGCATGCTCATGAATGTCTCCCTGCGGGCATAAAAAAACCCCGCAGTGCGGGGTGTGGGTGGGTAAAGCGTCTGGGCTGCGTCAGCGTAGAACGAGCCAGTCAACGTCGAACGAGTAGCGGTAAAGCTTGGTCTCGGGGTCCTTGACCTGGTCGCCCCAGCGGGTCACGTATGCTTGGCCCTCGATGGCATCGCGGATGGCACGGGCCGCCGACAGCAGCGAGGCCGGATCGTCGGTGTACACGTCGATCTGCAGCGAGTACCCGTCAACGTCAGGCCGGTCCCCGAGATACTGGGCCGGCTCCCCGCCGATGGTCTGCCAGACGACGTAGGGCCGCTGCGGCGGCTGCTCCACCAGCCCGAACGGGTATACCCGCGTGGGGTTCGTCCCGAAGATCCTCAGAACCTCTGCGCTGGTCGTACACGCCTTGAAGATGGGAGCGATCACTTCGTGACCCCTTTTGCCTGCCGGCGCAGTGCACGGTCCAGGGCGCGGTTGAATTCCAAGGCTAAGGTGTCGACAGCCTTCTGCCCGGCCTGCTCCGCAACCGGGCGCAGGAACGGCCGGGCGGCCACCCGGGCCGTGCCCAACTCCACGTGGCGCCAGTACCAGGTGTCGCCGCCAGGGTTACTCGAGCTACCCGCGGTGGCGTACGTCTGGCCAGCCCTACCCTTGCGCTTGTTCTCCCGGGTGTTGCTGTACTGCCTGGCGCCACCGAGTACGCCCAGCCGAAACGCGAGCTGGCCGTCCTGCCTGAAGGCCTTGCCGTCCCAGCGTATATCGATGTTCTTCCAGATGGCCTCGGTGGTCTCGTGATCATCCAAGCGCCGTGCGTTGCTCTGCGCCTGCGATCGCAGAACCGCCGCAGCCTTGCGCAGAGCCGCCCTGCCGCCCTTGGCGTTAGCCTCGCTCTTGAGCTGAGCCATCTTCGCCTTCACGCCGTCCAGGCCGCTGACGTCGAAGCGGATGCCGTCAGCCATCGTTGATGCCCTCGCTGCACGGCAGGGTCATGTACTCCAACCCGCTGACCGGATCGGCCAGCACGCCGTGCACGTTGTAGACGCGCCCCCGGTGGATGATGCGGCTCTTGTCGCTAACGCCGTCGCGTTGCCGGATGGTGATGCGGGTGGTCACCTCGCTGTTGACGGCTTGGGCCGCAACGAACTCGCGAACGGAGAGCGGAGCGACCTCTGCCCACACAGTTGCATGGTCACTCCAGGCAACGACCTCCGCACCCGTATCCGGGTCTTGCGAAATGCTCTGATTCTGAATCAGAACCTTATGGCGAAGACGGCCAGCGGAAATCATCGGGGCTTCCCGCTCATGTAGGTTCCGGCTTCGGGGTCAGGCTCCACGTCCTCGCTCTCGCAAACGTAGTCCATCAGACGGTGCGTCGCTTCCGCGCTCTGCGCGATCGCCTGGGCCATGGCCGCCATCGCTGCAGACTGCGCCTGCATTGCCGCTGCTGCCGCCGTCAGCGCTTGCGATAGCTCGTTTTGCTCGTTCATGGGCAATCCCCATCCATTTCATCAACCACGCCCGCCGGCTGGCACAGCCAGAGCAGGCCATTAAAAGCGCTTCCGATACCAGAGCAGAGATTCCACGCCCAGACCCACAGCCGTAGAGATCGTCCCGGTGACCACCGCTTCACGGTTGCTGACCCAGTGACCTACCAGTAGCAAGACCGCCTGGGCGACGTCCTTGGTGAATGCCATCTGTTCAGGACCGGAAGGATCACCCTCGACCAGCACCCTATCGCAGTGCATCTCGACGTGGGCGATAGCGGCGTCGACATAGGACTGAAGCAGCTGGTCACTCACCTCGTCAATGACGTGGCACTGCTCGCGGACCAGAGCGAGGTCGAGGGTGATTGCCATTACTTGGCCTCGTCAGCCTTGCCCTGCGGCTGAGCACCGGCAGCGGGCGTGGCTTCCTTATTGCCCTTGGGCTTGGCCTGCTTGTCGCCTTCGGCGTTCGACTTCTGCGGCGCACTGGGCTTGGCTTCCTTGTTGCCCTTGGCACCCGCATCTAATTCCACAGCCACGGCCAGGCCCTTCCCGATGAGGGTGTGGGCGTACTCGTCGTCCGCATCGAACGTCCGACCGGCCTTCACCACGTTGCTATCAGCGTTGAGCAACAAGGCGTTGCCGATGAAGCCCCATTTCGTCTTGATCTTCATGCCATCTCCAGAAAGCTGAGGGGCCAGCATTTAGCTGGCCCCTTACGTTGTTACGCCCCGGTTGATCAGGCGGTCGGGAACTGACCCTTGACGAGAGCTTCCCGGCGACGGACGCCCAGGCCCAAGCGCTCTTCAACCAACAGCGCACGTTCGTTCTTGATGAACATGTCGTTGATCAGGCCCATCTTGAACAGGAAGGACATGCGGTCGAACAGCGTGGCCGCCCGCGCGAAGTTTGCGACGAGGAACTCGCCACCGGTGTCCGCGTCGCCCTCGTCCATGCTGTCGGAGGTAATGACCGGGCGACCCCACAGGACGGGGGTGACCAGACCCTGGAGGTTTGCGAACAGGTAACGGTTCTGCGCGTCCTTCTGAAGCTCGATGTTCATCCAGTCGAGCTCGGTCATGACCACGCCATCTGCCGAGAGCTTGGACTGCTTGCGCACCTGGTAGATCGCGCGGCGGACGATGTCGATCGGAGTGTCGCCGGGTTTCGTCAGCGCGGCGCTGTAGGCGGTCGCCTGCGTCATCAGACCGTTGAGGTTCTCACCGGTGCCATCGCCCTTCAGGATCTGGGCCTCTTCCTCCAGCTTCAGGTCGTAGCGGAGCAGTTCGCGGATGTAGCCCAAGAGCTGGGGCACGTCGTCCAACGCCTCGTCGGTCACCGGCATCCAGACGGCGATCTTCTTCACACGATCGGTGACCGGCTCGAACGTCACGTTGCTGGTCGGCTTGGTGCCACCTTCCGCCACCGGCGCCGCCCCGCGGGTGTGCAGCAGCTCGCGGAAGAAGGTGTATTGCTGGCCCGAAACGGGGATGGAAGTCAGAAGATCGCGGATGCGCAGTTCCTGACGGATGCCGGGCTGAATGGTCGGGTCGTAGTTCGGCGCCACGATGCCTGCGCTGGTGACCTTCGTTTCCTTCATCGAGGCCAGATCGCCCTTGGTGATCTCGATCTCGGCGCGCTGCACCGTCTTCTGCTGCAGGCCCTTGTACTCATCGTGGCCCTTCACCAGGTCGATGAAGGACTTGCCCTCACCGGGCTGGCCGCGGACCTTGACGCCCTTCTCTTCCAGCTCCTGGACCTTGTCGATGACGCGCTGCAGCTCGCCCTTGGTGTTCTCGATCGCGTCCTTCACATCCTTGGGAATGGCATTGCCCTTCTGGATGTCGTCGATGACTGCGTCGTACTTCTTCTGCAGGCCGGTGAAACCGTCCTTGAGCTGGGTTTCCAGCGACTCGCGGACCTTGGTGATGTCTTCGCTCATGGTGTTGCTCCGAAAATGGATTGGATGGAATTGCCGAGTTTCTTCAGCTCGTCCACGGTCGCCGTGGCCGCATCCGCACCGTCACGGTGGATTGCAGAGAAGCCGAGCGAGGCGACGGCGGCCGCCTCCTTTTGTGAGAGGCCCATGCGTTCACGCAGGCCCTTCTCGAACTGCCGGACCGAAGATTTGACGCTCAGGATCTCGGCCTCAGGATTCATGCCGAAGGGGACGATTGACGCCTCCCATAGCTCTGCCTTCTTGATCACCCTCACGCGGCGCCCGTCGCGCGTCTCTTGGGCGTCCTCGATCGTGTTGAACCCGATGGACATCGAGTCAAGTGGTGCGTCCCCCTTCATCAGCTCGTACGCATCACGCGCATAACTGACATTGAGGTTGATCTTCCCCTTAACCCATAGCCCGTGATCGTCGTCGCGATACTCGGCAGTCCCGATGAGCTTGGTCAGGTCGTGGTACAGCGCCAGCTTCAGCCGCCCGCCGCGCGTTGTCTTCACGCGAACGAACGCACCTGGAAGAATCACGTCGTCGCCGAGATCGACGTTGTTGTAAACGGATGCGTAACCTTCGAAGTTCCCGGCCTCGTCGGCTTCCTTCACTTCGAAGGGGCATTCAATTCTGCTGACGGTCATTGCCGTGGGACTCCCATTGAGTGATGGCGTCGTACTGCGCGCCCTCAAGGCGCGGAAGGTTCTCTTTCAATCGGACATCGTTGATCGACATCCAGCCCGACCCGCCGGATCCGCCAAGCGCTGCCTTGTAATAGGTCGAGCGAGCAGCACTATCGCCGCGCAAAAGACCCTCCACTACGAACTCGACGAAAACCTCTGTGCCGCGGTGAATTTTGTCGTTCCACTCATCCTCGATCGCATCGAGGTAGGGCTTGAGCCCATAGGTCACGAAGCCACTGTTCTGCTGCTCAAGGTTCGAGCCCATGATCGACGTGCGGCCGGCGCGGTTGGCCAAGTACAGCGGCACGCCCCATACGCCAGCGAGTGCCTCTTCCTGGAACTGCTGCGACTCAATGAACTGGCTATCCTTCTGGCTCAGCCCCGCCGGGATCAGCTTCGGCCCACCCTGCAGCACCGCGATCTTGCCGATATCGTCCACGTCGCCCTTTCGGACATCGGGGAACTTTTCCATGATCTGACCCTGCTGTTCCTTGGTCAGGAACTGGTCGTAGACCACGTAGCCGCCGGTGAACCCGCCCTTGCGCATGAATCGAGCCGACCAGTCCTGGCCGGCCTTGGCCAGGCCCATCGCCTCGGCCTGGTACTCCAAGGGGGACAGACCGGTGATTCCGTCGGTACTGAACAGCTTGAAGTGCAGCATGTTCTCCGGCGATACAGGAATGCGCTGACCTTTCAGCTCGACGATGTAGAGCAGATCGTCATCCGTGTCGATGGATACGTCGTCGGCGCAGACCGGGATCAACCCGATCATTTCGCCCTGCCGATTGCGCTCGATAATCACGTACGCGTTCCCGCGAAGCGCCATGTTGACGACCACGGCCTTCAACAGATTGAGCCGTGTGATGTAGGGGTTCGGCTTCCCGAGAAGGCGAAGGGCGCGCTTGTTCGCGGCGCTGTCACCGCGCACGAGCGTGCGCTTTCCGCCTGCATCCTGGTAGAGCTTTAGCGGCAGCCCCGCTGCCGACTCGGACAGAATCTTGACGCACGTCCAGACGATCGGGACCGTGATCGCGGTCTTCGCTGTAATGCGGACCCCGGACTTCGTTTTCCTGCCGCCGACTTCCATGTCCACTTCCCGGTAGTCGCCGGTCTGTGGATCGGTGTAGCCGAAGAAGCGCCAAGTGAGCGGGTTGTACCAGCGCACGGCCATGGTCAGCCCACCGTCCCAAAGAAGCCGTTCTCCAGATACTCATCGACGCCGGGCTCGACGAGATCAACTGCGTGAGCCAGACCCACGGCCATCAGCAGGGAAGCCATGTCATCGATCTTGTCCGGCGACCGCTTCTTGTCTGGCTTCATGTTCAGGTTTCCATCTTTCAATGCGATGAGGTTGGACGCGCACCAGTTCAGGACCGGGTCGTTGCCGTGCTGGATCTTCTTGCCTATGTAGGCCCGCTCCAGCTCCTGCATCGCGGGGTGGTAGTTCTTCGTGGTTTGGTTGAACTCGACCAGCGGGTGGCCATCGGCCAAGAGGCGCTGCGCAATTTCAGCTGCGTTCCAGCGGTCGTAGCCGATCGCCTGGGGACCGAAGCGGGCGATATCCTCGCGAATCCTCGCCTCCACCACGCTGTAGTCGGTGACCTCTCCTTCGGTTGCCTCAATCAACCCAGCCGCCACCCAGCCCGCATACGGCACCACGCCGCGCTCCGTGCGCGCCCGCACCGCGTCCGCCGGAACGAATCGACGGCCCCAGGTGTAATAGACGTCCTCCACCTTCCACACCAGGCGCCAGGACGTCATATCCAGCGTGCTCGCCAGATCGAACGCGCCCCAGCACGGGTGCCCTGCGAGCCAGTCCAGATCGACCGCGCCGCCGCACTTCTGCCACTTCGTCAGGTCCACCCAGCCGGTGGCGGAGGACGCAGGCCGGTTGAGCCGCTTGATCTTGAACTCGGCCAGCTTCGAGGGCATCTGCCGCGCCTCGACGGCCTCCTTGCGGATGGCCTTCAGCAGGTGCGGGTTTGCGTCCATCAGTGGGTTGGCCTTGGGCCAAGCCGATTCGTCGAACTCGTCGTCGTCATCGTCGACGGCGAAGAACACCACAAGGAAGTGGTCGGCCGAGTCCCCCAGGATGCCCTGTAGCACCTGCTTGGCGAACTGCCGGATCTCTCCCCACGGCCCCGGGTTGGTGTATCCCTCGGTCGTGGTGTACAGCCACAGCGGGTTGCTGCGGGCGCCTGCTGCCGAAGTCAGCACGTTCAACAGGTCCGCCGACTTGTGGGCGTGGATCTCGTCCAGGCCCACATGCGACGGATTGAGGCCGTCCTGCGTGCTGGCCTTGGAGTTGATGGGCTTGAACGTTGCCCCCGTCTCCACCCGGCTAATCGCGTTGGCCCAGCACGCCAGACCGAATGCCTCCTGCAGGTCGGGCGTCTTCTCGGTCATCCGCTTGGCGACGTTGAAGATGATGCGCGCTTGGCTGCCGGTCGTGGCCGCCGAGATGATCTGGGCGCCCTCTTCCTCTTCGCAGCACTGGCAATAGAGCAGGATCGCCGCGGCCAACGTCGACTTGGCGTTCTTTCGGGCCACCGCGAACAGCGCCGAAGTGAAACGTCGGCTGCCGTCCAGGTTCCGGAACCCGAACAGCTGCACCACAAAAAACACGTGGGACCGGTGCAGCTCGATCTCCGGCCGCGCCCACTTACCTTCTACGTGGGGCAACTTCTCGATGAAGTCGCATGGGTCGCATGCATGCCACTCGTCGAACAGGAACGGAGGCCGTTTACGCTTGGCCCGCTTGAGGTCCGCTAGGAACCGCTTGCCGGCCAGCCGAATCCACTTGCCGAACCTCTTGCCCTTCTTATCGGCTACCGCCTCTTCGGCGTATGCCGTGGCGATACCAACGTAATCACGCACGGGTCTTCCGCTTCGCACCGTTGTTGGCGAAAGCGTTCCCGGTCTTCTCGACATCACCAGCCGGCCGCACCTTGCCCTGGGCAACCGGGGTCAGACCGAAGTCATTCATCAGGCCGCGCAGCTGCGACACCATCGACGCCACCGGGGCCAGGCCGGCGGAGTAGA